AAGGCCGATCTGGATGCAAAACTTAAGATCATCGATGCCCATGTGAAGATGACCGTTGAAGCGCAGAAAATGCACCACGCGGGCCAGCAGCATCAACTCAATACGGCCGAAACCGTCATGGGCATGGCGGCTACGGCACACGCACACGACGCCAGCATGGAACAAGGCGCGCAATCGCACGAAGCCAGGCTTGAGCAGATGGCACAGAAGCCGACACCAAAGAAGGACTGAAACCAATGGACGAACTAATCAAGTTTATGCGCGACAAGACGCATTTGGGCAGGCTTACCGCGCCTGAACTCCGCGAGGTCCTGTTGCGTCTGAATGATGGCGGCTGGGATGTAGTCCGCAGAGTGGACGGTGCGGTTGTCGAACCCGACATTGTGCTGGACCCGCTGCCTGAAATTCCTCGCGAGGAATTCACGCCGCATGAACCCGTTGGGGGGTTTGAACCGATGCCGTTGCCCGTCCTTACGCCAGCCGTTCCGGAGATCGTGTCTGCACCTATCTTTACGCCGGCCGCGCCGGTTCAATTGTTCTCGCCCTTCGGCGGCCCGATTAGCACATGATCGACGAGGACGCGCTCTCCCAAGCCGCTTCAAAGGCCAATAGAGCGCAGAACCTGCTTGATAACGAACTGCTGACGGAAGCCTTCAAAGCGCTGGAGGACACCTATACAGCCGCATGGCGAGCAACGCTTGTGCATCAGGTTGATGACCGGGAAAAGCTGTTTCTGGCAATCAACATCGTCGGCAAGGTCCGCGATCATCTCACGTCAGTTGTGAATAACGGCAAGCTTGCCGCGCATGAATTGAAAGAACTGGCGCAAGTCGCCGAACGCCGGAAGCGTTTTGGGGTCATTTAACGAAATGCTTGGGCCGAAACTGGTCTCGGTAAGGGGTAGCCGCCGTAGAACCTTCCATGAGGGCGCGGCCTAAGTCGCACGTAGCAGCCTGCCCAAGCAGTTAAACATCTAACCAACCAACAGGACATCCCATGACCGACCAAACCGGCGCAACCGGCGGCGAAGCCGTTGCCGAACTCGCTCTGCCTGCCGATGCGCCCGAGGAATTCGCCAACGCCAACGAAGCGGCTCGGTATTTCACGGAACTGACCGAGAAGCGCAACAAACAACCTGCCGAGAGCGCGGATACCGCGACCGCAGAAAATGAATTGTCCGGTGAGGACAACGCCGCGCCTGAAAGGGCTCCCGGCGAGAACGAGGGCGACGGACCGGAAGAAAATCTTCCGCCCATACCGCGCCCGCGCTCTTGGTCTAAAGATGACGATGACGAATGGGCTGCCCTCCCTCGCACCCGGCAAGAAAAAATTGCCGCAAACGAGCAGGCGCGCGAAGCGGACATCAATCAGAAGATCAGTAAGGCCACGGAAACCGCCAAGGCAGCAGAAGCCAAAGCGGCTCAAGCAGATCAGGTCAAGGCACAGTACGAGTCCCGGCTTGCCGAGCAAATGCAGAGTTTGGTGGAATACAACAACAGCCAGTTTTCCGCGATCAAATCGCAGGCTGATGTTGATTTTCTGACGAATGAAGCGGTTCGGTTGGCGAATGCTGGAAACTTTGTCGAAGCTCAGCAGTACCAGGTCTTTTTAACAGCCTGGCGTTCCCATCAGGACAAGATGGCGTCGAAACGATACGAGCTAGACCAAGCGGAAGGCGAGAAAACGCGGAAGCATCAAACCGAATGGGCAAAATTCGTCCAAGAGGAAAGCTCTGCATTTTCTAATGCAACGCCGGAGTACACGGCCAAAAAGGCTGACTATGACACGAAAGCCGCAGACATCCTGCGGGAGATCGGTTTTACGGACGACGAGCTGAACAAGCTGGCATCGGGCGAGGAGAAAATCCCGCTCTTTGATCGGCGAATTCAACGGCTTCTGTTTGACCGGATCAAACTTTCCGAAATCAGGGCAGCCCCGAAAGCCATTGCCAAGATTCCTGTTCCTCCCGTGGTGCGGCCCGGAACGTCACGGCCTGCGGGCTCTTACGCATCCGAACGCGAGCAAGCCCTCACCCGTAAAGATGAACTCAGCGTGGCTGAAGCGACTGAACTGTACACGATGCAGCAGAATCGCCAACGCCGCGCATCATAAGGAACACAAGGAACTATGGCACTTCCAACCAATGCCCTCGCCACTTACGAAGCGATTGGCAACCGCGAAGACCTCTCCAACATCATCTATCGGATCAGTCCATACGATACCCCGTTCATGTCCAGCATCGACCGGGAGAAAGCAACGGCTGTCAACCATGAATGGCAGACGCAGGCACTTGCTGCGGCTTCCACCTCCAACGCTCAGCTCGAAGGCGACGACGCCGTATCCAAGGCGATCACCGCCCGCGTCCGGCTCGGCAATATCTGCCAGATCAGCACCAAATCGGTGCGCGTATCCGGCACCCAACAGGCTGTGCAGACGGCCGGCGTTCCGAACGAGCTTGCCAATCAGGCCATGCTCGCCGGGCTTGAATTGAAAACTGACATCGAATCCCAGATGGTCGGCTCCAATCAGGCCAAGAATACCGGCGCCGATGCTACCCCCCGTGTTTCGGCCTCGGCCCTGTCATTTATCAAGACCAACACGGACAAGGGAACGGCGGGCGGCGCGGCTGATCCGACTTTGGCCGACGGTACGGGCACCCGTACTGACGGTACGCAGATCGCGTTTGCCGAACCCCGGCTGAAGTCGGTCCTTCAGAAATGCTGGACCCAGGGCGGCAAGCCCGACACCATCATGCTTGGCGGCGGCAACAAGCAGGCGTTTTCGACCTTTACGGGCCGATCCTCGCCGATTGAACAATCCACCACCAAGAGAATCGTAAACAACGTCAAGTTCTATGAAGGCGATTTCGGCGATCAGAAAGTGATCCCAAATCGTTTCATGCGAACCCGCGACGTGCTGGTACTGGAAATGGCGAAGTGGGCGCAGGCCCATTTGAATGGCCGCTCCATGGTCAATCTTCCGCTCGCCGTGACCGGCGATTCGCAGCGCCGAATGATGCTGTCGGAATACGTTCTCGTTGCTCGCAATGAAAAAGCGAGCGGTGGCGTATTCGACTGCACCGTCCCGGCATAAGGAGAAATGAAATGAGCACGATTTACGCCTTCAATGAAGAAACCGCCCATGTGGGCGGCGTTCTGGCGGCCGACAAAACGCTGCTATGGAATTCCGCCAATGGCCGAACCGAAGCCGTGACAGCGGGACTTATGCGGGAGTCTGGCCGAACCGTCACAACGGCCACGACCTCTTCCGCAATGGCGGCTACCGGCATCAACGTGGCATCCACGCTGTTGGCGGTAAACACCCTGACCGACCCGACCGCTGCCGGGCAGGAAACCACCATTGCATTTCCGTCATCGACGGCTATCCAGACGGTGGCACCTGTGGCTGCTACGATCCTTGGCTCGACGGTTACCGTGACCGGCGCAACCAAGATCACGCGCACACCGACTTCGGATGCCGTAGGCGCCTCGATTACCCTCGTTGCGCGGTCTACCTCGCAATGGGTTATCGGGTCCATTGGTGGCACAGGTATTACCACCACCTGATGACGAAGATCGCTTTACTCGGGAGTGCTCCATCTTCGCGGATGGCCGCTCCATTCAATGATCCCGGTTGGGAAATCTGGAGTTGTTCACCCGGTAATGTGGACCTCCCGAGGAGTGACTACTTCTTCGAAATCCATGCCATCGATACCACGATGCGAGAAAAGCAGTACAACGTCGTGCTTCCCGGTCAAACGGTGAGTTATGCCGATTACTGCAAGAAACATCCTGCGATCTACATGCAGGAAAAGACGCCAGAGTACCCCGGCTCGATCGAATATCCCAAAGACGAGATGTTCAAGAAATTCGGGCCATATTTCTGGACCTCTTCGCTGTCCTACATGCTGGCGCTTGCTATCGACAAGAAACCGGAGGCCATCGGCCTGTGGGGCGTCGATATGTCGGCCGGCGAGGAGTACAGCCATCAAAGGCCGGGCTGTCATTACTTCATCCAGGAAGCCGAGCGGGCCGGGATCGATATCGTTGTCCCCTACGGCAGCGATATCCTGTTTCCACATCCGCCCTACGGCTACCGGGAAGCCTCGCATATGTGGTCGAAGATGGATATCCGCTGGAAAGAACTTGATGCCAAGCGCAATCTAGTTCGTCAGCAGAGAGCCCAACTAGACAATCAGGAGGCCATCCTGACCGGCGCAATGGATGACGTTCAGTACGTCTGTAACACCTTTCATTACTAGGAAACCCCGCAAAGTCTAACCCCGGCCCCCTTCGCGGGGCTTTTTCTTTGGAGAAACACCATGGTTGCAATCCCCCAAAATCATCCGATGCTCAAGGAACGTGAGATGTCGTGCGCCACGAACTCAATCGCTTCAACACCGCTGGCGTGTGCCATCGTGTTCCCATTTCGCGCGAAGGTAGTTCTGACCCGTGGTGTCTCGGCCGGCATATTCACGACGGATTGTTCGGTCGCGATTGCTATCATTCCGGCCGTGGCCGGCGGCGCCGCTCCCGGCTCAGGCACCGCTGTAACGGGCTCGCCGATGGTACTGACTGCGGCGAATAGCGCGACCGGCACCAGCGCGAGTATGACTCCGAGCGGAGCGAACATTGGCAACGAGGGCGATATCCTCACGTTCACGCCTTCCGGTTCTACCGGCACCACTATCGGTGGAACCTTCTCTGCCGTCTTTCAGCCGGCATAACCGCCATGACACAAATGCGGCTAGGCACGGTCCAGAACTTCACGCTGACATCAACGGCCCAGCAGTCGGCTGCGTTCGGCTCGCAAACCCGTAGTGTGCTGATCACATCGGTCTCAAGCGGGATCGGCATGGGCGGCGCTTTCATCCTCTTCGGTGACAACACGGGCGTCGTGGCAACCTCCACCAATGCGACGTTCTTTCCGCCGGGTTGGGTAATGGCTTTCGACGTTACACCATTGCAGCGGATTTCCGTCATCGAGGGCACGACATCGCACGGCACGATCTCGGTAACCGAGCTGGGATGATGCTGACCCAATTTCTGCTCGACAGCAACGGCCAGGATTTAGCGGTTGAGCACTGGCAGGACGTTGAACCGATCCTTGAGCGGAACAAGGAATCGCGTTCGATGGAGCAGAAATCCGATTGCGTGCGGGAAATAGCCGACATCCCTTGTGTGATTTTGGTGCGGTGGTTGAACGAGGAGCACGCCAAGGGCAACACGACAATCACATTGCTCAGTTTGGAAATGGACCGGCTGGTCAAGAAGAAACTGCAAGACCCGGAATGGGCATATCTGCGCACTGACAAGCCCTCGTTAATCATGGGCTGGATGGGGTTCGGTAGCTAATGGCAGAAGATGCGAGAACTAAAGTTATGAATGTTCTTCTGTCCTGCGTAGGCGAGGAACTTGCCATGCGGATATACGTCATGATGGTCGAAGCCGGAATAAGGTTTCGATAGTTGGCTACGATCACCAATTACACAACCTTGCTGACGGCCATTACTGAATGGCTTGCTCGCGACCAGGATACGACCCTGATTGCACGACAGCCGACGTTCATCCAGATTTTCGAAGCGCAGATGAACCGTTCGCTGTTCACTCGGCAGATGGAAGCGCGTTCCACCACGACAATTGATATCACCACGACCGAACCGGAAATGATTTCGCTGCCGACCGATTTCCAGTCGATGCGAAGAGTGAGGCTTTCCAGTGTTACCGGAAAACCGTTTCTGGAATTCAAGTCCGGCACGCAAATGGACGACTATCGGTCAAGCATCGCCAATGTGTCGGCGCAGCCAAAATACTTCACCATCTTCGGGACCGAAATGGAATTGGGGCCGACGCCCGACGCCAACTATACCATTGAGATGGTGTACCGCGCCAACATTCCCGCGCTGGCAGCCAACTCAACTAACTGGTTGCTGACCATGGCGCCTGATTTGTATCTCTATGGTTCACTGCTGCATTCGGCGCCTTACATCAAAGAGGATGGCCGAATCCAGACTTGGGCTGCGGGCTATGGCACCGCGCTTAACGATCTCAATACGCTAGGGATGGTTTCGACCTTCAATAGCGGCCCCATCGCGATGCGCGCGGTTGCGGGCTATACGCCATGACGACATGGACGCCAGCCACGCAACAGACGGAGAACTGGACATCGGAGGCGCAGAACTATAATCCGCGCACCTTCTCGCCCTATACGTTTTCGCGCAGACCCGTTTTCGATACCGGCCCATCCGCAGGCATTTGGGACGGAAAAGCCAAGCAGGCCGAAATCTGGACCCTTGAGGCCGCGCCGTAATGGCAACCGTCACAGTCAAACATCATCCGAGCGGCGGCCCTGCCGATCCCCTGGCACTGGTTGATGGGCCAACCTATGACGCTGATCCGCATATCGTCACTGGTCTGGATCAGGTTGATAATACCAGCGACGTAAACAAGCCGGTTTCGACCGCACAGGCTGCCGCAATTGCGGCAGCGGTGGGCGGTTCATGGACTAACACGCGCCTTGCAAAAACAGCCGCGTATGCAGTTTTGAACGCGGACAAGGGAAGTACGATTGCTGCCGGTGGCTCTACCTTCTATGCACTTACGTTCAATGCTGCATCGGGGTATGATGCTAATTTTTCGGTCATCGTTATCAATGAGGACGCGGGACGCGGTAAGGCCATTGCACTCAATGGGCTGGCAACATTCGTACTTTGGCCGGGTCAAAGCATTATCGTTTATAATGATAATAATGTCTGGCAAACGCTCGGCCGTTCGCGCTGGAAACCTCCCGCAACTACAACTTTGAATTTTTATTCCGATTTCACAAATGGCAATGATACCGTTGGAGCGACGGATGGCCTATCTTCTGGGGCTTCCGCCTTCAGAACCGCCGAACGATGTTTTCTGAACGCGGGCGACCAGATAGATTTTAACGCCGCAAACCAGACAAAAGTTATCTGTAATTTGGCCGCTGCCACCGTGGATACGGTGGGAATGCATTCTCCCGTCCATGCACTAACTGGTGCGCAAGGTGGAGCTGCATACCAAATTGTAGGGGCCTCGCTTGCGATCAGCAACGTCGTTAGCAACGGCGGTCTTTGCAAGATTACAGTTCCATCAACCGCGAGCTATTCGGCCAACCAGGTTGTCTCGGTTTATAGTGTCGGCGGCGCTACCGGATGCAATGGCACTTGGAAAGTAACGGTAACTGATGGAACAAACCTGACACTACAGGGCACGACGTTCGGCGGGGCTTATACGAGCGGCGGTACCGTAACCAATGGCTCCTCTTTCAACGTCGCCGGAGATGCAGCGGTAGCTCTTTACTTCGGGAGCGTCATTCAATTCTCAAACGTGACATTTGCTGGCGGTACGGGACTTGCGGCAACCGCCGAATCCTATGTCTATCTCCTTAATGGCAACATCTTTGGAAGTTGCAGCGCTTCAGCAATTAACGTCAACACCGGGGCGCAAATACATATCTCGGGTGACATTGGAATTTCTGCGAGTTCAACCAACGCGTTTTTTCAGTGTCAGCAACAGGGCCTGATAACGCAGGACAATGCCTACAATATAAATTTTGTTCCAGGAGTTAATCCCTCCTTTAGCGGTCTTGGCTTTGCCTATTGTGATACTCAAAGCCAGATCAGTGTGGCGAATGTCACCATCAATCTTAATGGAAACACCGTAACTGGCCCACGCTTTCAGGTGCTATCTGAGGGATTGATAGACGGCACAGGAGCTAACCTTACCTTTTTCCCAGGCACTATCGCTGGAACTGTTAATGGAGGTGGAAGTTACGACAACATAATGACCACTTCTGTTGCGCAGGGTGGTACGGGGGCCGGGACGTTTACCGCTCATGCGCCCTTGCTAGGACAGGGGACATCAGCGGTTTCGGCGGCGACATATTCTGCGGGGACTGACGGACTACCGCTGGTCTCAAATGCCAATACCAGCGCGGATGCGTCATTCAAGCAGATTGCCTCCTCCGCAATTACCGGACTTGCAGCGTCTGCCACAACCGATACTACGAGCGCAACGAATATATCTAGTGGGACATTACCGGACGCGCGCCTCTCCAATACCATCACGGCGGCCGGTCCGGTCGGGGACGGCTCACATCA